GGCTAATCGATTTTATTTAAAGTGAAGACACTTTTACTTGGCTACCCCCCCCCAGATGTCACAGATATTTCCGTTCTACGTAAGCTAGTTATCTTACGAAAACTTATCTGTGATAAATTGTAAAAATACTATCATCTTTGATGACAAGAAAATTTACAAGTTAAAATCTGAAGTAGAAACTAGAGTCAAATCATAATAAGTGAAAGATTGTATGTGGAATTTTGTCCAATAACAAGTCTTTCCTGCAGTTTCTAAACTAATGGACTACTATGAAAAGAAATAAATCAAGTTTCGTCCATAGGAATGGTAAAGTTTGTACATATCCACTAATTACATACCTTTATCTTCCAAATCTGACCTGAGATTAAACTGGTAAACCATGAGTTGCTAATGGCAACAAAAATAAGTAGGCACGTTCGATCTAAGCAACGGCACTTTAGAAATTAGTTTTTACCACAAAGATCATGAAAAGAAAGACAGAAAAATCAAAGGCAGCAAAATTCCTTATCTACCATTCCACAAATATAGAGATAAGAAGCCCTCCCGGTTCAAAGAAAACAGATACGGAGGTGAACCAGCTTATAAGAAAAAATCCAAAAAGAAGAAGCCAAAGAAAAATTATAAAATCCCAGACTAGAAGAAGATCATCACAAAGAAAGTAGGCGTTTTTATGCGCTCAGATGTGCAAGATCTTCCAGACTATGAATAATTGCTCAATAGCCCCTTACTACGTGATGTTGATTTCCAACTCATGAGAAAATACAACCCTCCCAGTGATGGATGGTGTTGGGCCTATTGTATGTTAGCAGGTATAAACTTGCCTTTATTCAGAAGATACAATGAAATTTTAGTGTCAGGTAGAATGAGTATGAGGAACCTGATGGGATTGTTTGGCCCTGAACTAGAAGCTTTATTGGAAGGGGTAGAACCAGGAAGTATACAAAAGAACACCAAATCAGATACATTCTTGGAAGATTATACTTGGGCCAACATGGGAGACTTTAGTAGAGCTCTCATAAAATTAGGGGTAAATCAGGTTTTTATAGACAAAAATACATTTGAAGAAACACTATAAATTTTACCTGGTATAGACCACAAATTACAAAACGTGATTTATTACACATCACACGATGATTATAATGCACACATCCAATTAGTTGCATTACACCTACAAGCAGTACCAATTTTAGACGTGCTTGGAAATATCATCCCTAGTGTAAAGCCAAAATCAATCGTAGAATAAGTTTCACAACAAGCAGCCATAGAAGTAGAAAGCTTCAAAGAGGCCATCTAGTCAGCAGTTCCTAAGTTAGTTGAGGTATAAATCCCGCAAATCAATTAACCAATACCTGTTGCCAAAGTAGAGTTGTAGAAAGTTCCTAAAACCAAAATGAAGATCAAAATATTTTTGGGTTACCACAAACGATTTTTTAATTTTGTAATATTATTATTGAACATCCTTTTTGAATTGACTAAAATTACATATCGATTTGCCAAATATAAAGGATATGAAATCACCACAATAGATCCCTATGAAGAAAAAGAGCCTGGCCATTACACAGAGGTAGAATGGATCAGAGAGAACCCCGGGAAAATTAAAAAGCATAAAATCTACCATACTAGATCCCTTAGATTTTATGAACCAGACAAACTTAGTTATTACAAACAAACTTTTACTGAGTCTAAAGAAGTCTGCTATATCTATGAAAACCACCTAAATTTTGTCCTCACTTAAATGGACATCAACGCCACTTGGAAAGGCTCTCACATAACCAAAGTAGCTCAATCGGTTATGCAAATACTGAACTATCCATAATTCAATTAACTAGGATACTGGAGATAGGTAGTTACAGTCGCTTTCCAAAAGCTCATAGAATAACAAAAATTGGGAAATTCAGCTTTACACAATCCAGAGATGATGTTTGCTTTTGATACCAGTGAAACAATTTTCAACAAAACCAAGAAAATACGAAATTACGAATGGCTATTCTGGATCTTATGGTTAATCAAAGTTGCAATCAAAGCTACCCTCCTCTATTACACATTGCTCTACATATATGTGTTTTATGTATATGTTATAAGAACTAACATAAGGAGTTGGCACACAAGAAACTTCTTTGAAACTTTATGGCATCCAGCCAGAGCAGACGACCCCAGATTTTAAGAAGATCATTATTTCAATATGGGATGGAGAATAGCATACAACTTTAATTGGTATTGGGATTATTACACCTACAATCTCGCGCATATGTTAGCTGAGTACTTATACAATCCTTATAAGTAATACAAAATTAACTGGTAATATCTTGGATAGTTGAATGTTTTCATATGCCTTACTTCTTATGGAATCATAGCCGCATGGGGCTTTTTGCAAATGTTGATTGAAAACCAGCCAATCAGCATCAGATTTGGAGGACGCTCAACTAAGAAAAGAAGGAGCAAATATTTACCAACGAAAAGTAAAAGTTGGCTATTAAATATTAATTTACCCAAACTGAAATTACACATGTTCAAAAAGAGAATTTTGAAATCGTTCGTCATCATGAACACAGTCTTATGTTAAAAAATGAGATACGGCGGACACGTAGAACATGTAAGCAAAGAAGAATTTGCCAAAAACCAAGCCAATTAAAACCTTCTAGATTTCAGCTCCAAACTTAATCTAGACTATGACTCTCTGTCCTAATTTTGCAACTGTACCAGAGAAGTCCACTTAACAGGATTCGACATAAAACCAACTGTCAGACACTTCGGCCATTGTCCAATAAACGCCTACCAAGTCATCATAGGCAGACAATGTTCCACAAACTTATAACCTGAAATTAAGTGTCTTAGAGAATACTAAAAATTTTTAGAAACTTATGAATACCATTTTAGTAAATACACAGAATGTATACTCCAAGACAAATATACTCTTGACAACTACATAGCAGATTTAAATCCTAAGAAGAGGAAAGAATATGTGTAAGGATACAATTGGTTCAAAAATTCAAAATACAATGGAGAAAACCTCAATTTTGATCTCATAATAAAACTAGAAAGTTAAGTGTAAAAAGACAAAATGGTCAGACCGAGGGCCATTACCGCACCAAAGAGATTCATAAAACTGCTATCATGCTATTCAAATACACTCATGCTTAGAGCAACTCACAAATTATTCCCAGGATTTGTTCACGGCTTAAATAGAAAATAACAAGCGGACAAATTACTAAAACCATTCAAATATTTCATAGGATTAGACGGTTCAGCACACGACAGCCATCAACATGTGTGCTTAAAACAACTAATAGATATACCAATCACAGTTGAATGTCTAAAAGCAATAGTACAAAAAGTACCACTCACTCAAAAAGAACAACAAGCGCTCATAGACTTTTTGTTGAGATAGATCAATGTAATAGACTTTAGAATAAAACAACAGAAAATCATGTCATTTATGATTATGGGCACCACATTTTCAGGCCATCCAACAGCTACTACTCTTTTCAATACTATACGAGTTCTTAGCTACATTTCTTTTGCATGTTTTAAAGCAGGAATACATGGGGTTTTTGAAGGAGCCAATCCAACAATTCAAGTTTTTGTATCAGGAGACGACATAACAATAAATAGCAATGACAAATATCTATTGGAATATTTGATTCCCTTTTTAAAATAAATATATTGCACAACAAAAGTCAACTTCCACGGCTTAGGATAAAGATGCGATGAACCAAAAGTTTCCACACAACTAGATTTCTTGTCCACTAATTCAAATAAATTTTATGGCTTTGTGACTAGAGATATTAAAGGAGTATTCGAAAAATCCTAATACTATATAGGCAACGATGATTACATTAGAAAACATCATCAGTCCATGGTAGCACACTCAGTTCTAGCAGAATTGTCCTTCATATAAATGATCTGCTCTTATTTCAAACCCAGGGCAGTACCAATCAGAAGCTCAAAGTATGAGTAATATTTACTAACTAAATATA